CGGCATTTTTGCCCGGTAAATGCACCGGCAAAACGGCAACTCACCGCATTGGATGTTTTTCTCAACCTCCGGATCGTATATTCCGGTCCGCAGGTCATAAGCCTGGCCGTTTAATTTAATATGGGCCTCGCGGCTCGTATATTGCCCCGGTACGTGGATCCAAACGGCCTCGGTTATCCCCAGGGCTAAATCGTTGCCGCGCTGGATGGCCTGATTGAGTTTAATCGACTGGTCAAGGGCTACACGCTTAGCCCGTGCCGGATCAAAACCCTCAACGCTCCGCAGCAGTCTTTCAATATCCGTGATAGTCACGTCGGCCTGGAGGCTCTCAGCCATAATATCCTGGATCTTCTGCAACTCGCGCGCGCCTATTTTGCTTATGAGCTCAGTCTGGTCACGGATAAATCCGGGGATCATTCCGCGGACCTCCGGCGCAACATACTGTCCCCAGTCTGTGGGCTCGGTCCAGTGTTCTGCAATAAAGCCTTCGCTCATTCCGGCCGTTTTCAAGGCGTCCTTTTGTGCGGTGGTCGTATCGCGTACGGTTGCATTGGTGAACCAGTCCGCAGCCGCCTTTATGCCGTTTTGCGCCTTAACCATAAGCGCCGCGGCGGTATCTGCGGCCTTTTTTGTAAAACCTTTGATCCAGTCTCCGATCCCGGCGTCCTGTGCAAGCTCTACACGGCCGGCGTAATTACTAGATCTCAAGTTATATAATATAACTAAAATCAACGCCTGATTCACGCGATTTATTGATTGCGTGATCAAGTTCGCATATTTGCGTGAATTTCCTTGATTCGGCTCCACTGCTCTGCGGTAACGGCGGCGGGATTTTGAAAAAATACTAGGCCTGCGGCGCGTCTGACTCATGCTCAACCATCCAGTTTGCTATCACGTTTTGATCGATCTCCGGCTCTGCGGCGGTTTTCGGTACCGGTTCGCCGAGCATCCACAATGATTTAATTGCCGGATCCTCCGCAAGGTCCTCGGCGGTTCCCACTTCTGCGCCGGCGTTCGGCTGCGGTAAATCGTCAGGAATAAAACCGAGTTTTGTCTTTTTATCTTCCTTAACGGCTTTGCGAACTTCCTCCGCGCTCAAAACATTTGTCTGCAGTAAGCTGTTTAGCATGTTAACACGGGCGGCGGCGGTTTGTACGTCCGCCTGATCATCATCGGCGCCCAGGGCGTTAAACTCAAAAGATATAGACTGATCAATCGTGCCTGTAGTGGTTAACTGAATGATGTCTAATATCTTTTGTATGCCGTCCCTTAAAAGTTCCTGCTTGCTCATAACGTGATCGTAATAATTCCGGATGTCGCTCTCCCCGGTGGCATTAAATCCGGATGGGCTTATGCCTAGCAGCTTAACCGCCGGAGTGCGGTTAATCGCCGCGATAAATTCCAACTGCTGGCGTACAATGTCAGTCACGCCGGAGATCGTCAATGTGATGTTTTTAATATCTTCCGCGTTGCGGTCGCATACAACAACCGAGTCATTATTGCGGTATCTGCTCAGTGCCAGCATCTTTGCATCCATCTGCTGCACGCCGTCTGAGGAGGTCAAAAGGTCCTCGGTATTGGTCTGATATACGAGCAGATTAAGTTTTTCGAGAATACCGGCAACGGATACGCGGGCGCGGTTCCAGTGCAGCACATAATCCCATAGGATTTGCGCCTGCGGAATACCCAGGAAATTATACGCCGGCCTTAACAGTGTAGGCGGCAGGTTGTCACGCAGAATAATAAGGCGGCTGTGATGTACACGGCGGCCCAGAATCAGCCAGTAGTCCGGATCGCTCATATAGTTTTCTTTTAGCGGGTCGGACGCGTTGTAAACGCCGGGGGCGGCAACAACCGGATCAATCAGCACAAATTTAACCTTTGTACCCTGTTTGATCTCATCGCTTTTATCGCTTATCTGCAGCGGCAGTGACGGATCATCCGTTCCAGTGTCTATGTAGATAAAGGCGCCACCCATATAACCCTGAGTAGCATAGGCGCGATTGTAGAGTCGCCGGATGTTCATTCCGTCCATTTTTTCCGCCAGCGTATCGAGCAGTTCATTGTCGGTCTCATCGCCTCCGGTAATTGTTATCCATTCCCTGGTAATATCATCCGCAACTGTTTGGATCGCAGTGCGGATCATTCCATTTTGGGCTATCTGCTGCAGTGCACCGTAACCGATAAATGATTGTGAAGGGTATTGCCCTAAATCGGCGCTGTGCTGCATAAGACTTTCAAAAATCTGGGTAAAACCAAACTCAAATGCGGAGTCCTGCGCCAGCTTTTCGTTATTAAGCCGCTCGGCCTCGGCAGGGTCTTTGCTGTCGTATGCCATAGTGCGCGGCAGCGCAAAAAACTTTTTGACATCCTCAAGTGTTTTAATCGGTCCGACATTACCAGACTCAAACGGGGTACGCAGGGCCGCCGCAAGGTCCTCAGTGAAAATCTTTTTATCTTTAGCCATTTTTACCTCCTCACGCGTAAAGCGGCCATATTGTCGGCGGATATGCGGCCGCCGGTTTGCAAATCGGATAATGCCTGGGTCATGGAGTCCACCTGGTCATCGTGAGTCCCCGCCGGAAAACTTAACAGCTCAGCGGTGAAATCCTGAACCCAGGGGCAGATCTCTGGTGACGGGATATAAACATTGTGGGCCTCCCACAAGGTTGCGATCGCGCTTGCGCGGGCCTCTTTGCTCTCCGTCGGATTAATCGGGATCAGTCCGGTGACCTGCTTTTTCAGTGTAGATATTATCGCCGCGCCGTTCGCCTTTTCCTCAACAAGTTTTCTAATTACGCCGTTATGTTTGCGAGCGAAATCACAAAACCGCTGCAGAGTCTCCACAAAGTCCCAACGGCCGCGAACCTGGTCGATAAGGTAAAACGATCCCTGATACCGTCCCCAGCAAGATCCTACCACATAATCGCTCGTTTTTGAGTCTTTGAAGGTCATATCCCAGGACAGAACCTTTTTGTCAAAAAACGGCGGCAGTTCTTTGTAATATTGGATCCATGCCTTTTTGAATGTTCCGCCGCCCTCCGGTACCGGGTGCTGCTGATACATCGCCGCCCACAATTCAGATCCGATTTGTGCCTTAATCGCCGTAAGGGCCAGCAGATTATACCGCTCAGGGTGCAGGGCCTCGCCTTCCTTGCGATACTTCTCATCATGCTCTGCGATGGCCGGATAATTGATAACGTGATATTGATCGCCGCCGTGGGCTGCTTTCTCCAGGAGGTGCCCCACTAAATCATCAGTGTTATGCGTAGGGATCAGTGTCCGGCCCACAAGATAAAGGCCGTCCGGTGCCGTTGTGCTTATGCAGCGCCCCCAGCCTTGATCCTCAGGGTCCGCCAGGGTGAAGGCGGCTAACCTCTCATCAATCGCTCCGGTTACAGGGCTCATAACCGACGGTAACACCCACTTAAAACCTATAAGATCTCCCGCCTCTCTTATTTCCTGCGGCTCTCCAGTCCACGCCTTAACCGCCCATAAATGTGTTTTTGAGCATATGATTTTTTCCTGTCCCGTATCAACGGCCACGTCACACCATACCGGAGGGGTTACCGCCTTCACAGTTACCGGGTGACCGTCAATCCCGTAAACCTGATCGCCCGGCTTAAGTTCGCCGTGAGTTTTCCAGCCGTCGGTGGTTAAAACCGGGGTATCATCCTTGATCGGGTGCCAACGTGTGCACATAACGATCACGCCGCCGCCCGGTGCCAGTCGCGTGTAAGCGGTGGAGGCGTACCAGTCATGTACGCGGCTGCGCATAGTGGCGCTGTAGGCCTCTGCTTTGTCTTTGTGCGGGTCGTCGATAATCAGGATATCGGCGCCCATACCTGTGATGCCGCCGCCCACGCCCGCGCTGCGGTAGGACCCGCGATAGTGTACGATCTCGAATTTGTCGGTTGTTTTCTTATATGCGCCCGTGTCTCCGGTCTTTGCCGCGGCCTCTTTGCTCGCAAGGAATACAAAGGGGAACAGTTCACGGAAACGCGGGCCGTCAATAATCCTTTGTACATCCGTGTTCATGGCTCCGGCTAAATCGCTCGAGTATGAGCTCGCGATTATGTGACTTTCAGGGTAATTCCCCAGGAACCACGCCGGAAAATCGCGGCTCACCAGCTGGCTTTTACCGGACCGCGGCGGCGCTGTTATGATTAGCCGCGGTGACTTCTTAGCAATTACATCAAGCGCGAATTGTTTTAACGCTCTGCAGATCTCACGGTGAAACCATCCCA